CAAACACCTTTTCCGTACCTGATTACATGAAAGTTAATTCAAGAGGTGAGCCGAGTGTTCTTGGCCCGCTACTAGAATTAGCCCATGGATCACTAGAAGAGAGAAGAGCAGCCCTCCACTCCATACTAATTATTAAATTAGTTAGGTGCTGGGATGATTCAATCTCAACCGAGTCGATTATAGGAGAATGCGTTATTCCAATGTCTAGTACAGACGATCTTCCTAAAGTAGGAAACTACTTTAAGAGGTTCATCAGTATTAACGGAAGTAGCTATGACGGAGTAGATCTTAATCTACTCTGTGATTGTTACGAACGTTCATTAGAAGTCGCATTCCCCAATAGATATACAAGGGATAGGTTAGAACGTATTGCAGAGCTTAGTTCTATCCACATTTCAAGTAAATCAGGACCAAATGGTCCCGGTCTAGTTACTGCGGTCTTAGACCACAGTAGCTTGACTGACTTGAAAAGCGGAGAGCACAAGCTTTACAATCATATCAGTGATATGGCTGAATTGACTAAGAATAAGGAATTAAAATTCCTTCTCAAAGAATTTGAGGCTGATCCATATACATGGACCAACTCCAAATCGAAAAGACCGATTAACTCGCGATTATCCATTAAGGAAGAATCGTGGGCTAAGAGGAGACTTTTCGCAATTCTTGACTATTTCTCACAGTCTTCTCTTAAGGGCTTCCATACATTCTTATTTGAATGGTTGAAGGCTCAAAAGGAAGATGGAACTTTTGACCAGGATAAGGTCTCAAACGTTGTTAGAGATTGGACGGCTAATTCAGAAGAGTCTGAATCGGCTGATCTATCTAAAGCAACTGACCGTATTCCGGTTGAAGTCCAATCGGAAATAGTAGCCAGAATCGCTGGTACCAAGTTCGCCAAATTATGGAGGTGTATCTGCACAGATAGAGACTTTCAAGTGTCTAACAGTGTAGATACAGTGCGATACAAAACAGGACAACCCATGGGTATACTTAGCTCATGGGCTATGCTGTCAGTATGGCACCACATAATGTGTCGGACTTGCCTAGCTTATCTCAAGATATCTAGGGATGAGGCTACACGCTATGTGGTCATAGGTGATGATGTCGCCTTAAACGGCACCAACCTATTCTCGATTTATCGAGTATTGGTTGAAGTCCTTCAAGGCGTGGGGATATCCAAAGCTAAAGGTTTCCATATGGAAACTCAAACCGAGGATAACCCTATACCATCAGACACGTATAGTGGTAAATCTTACACTGCAGAATTAGCAAAACGCGTATTCTGTAACGGAAGAGAGATCACTGTTGTGCCTCCAGATGAAGTATTTACTTCATTAGGTTCACCATCCCAGATGCCAGATCTCCTTGCTTCTCTTCAGAAGAGAGGTTATCTTGTATCTGATGATCACGCGTTCCTACCAGGTCTTGCTTCTCTATGTCTCCATAAGAAGCAAGCGCTACTATTAATGACCAATCCAT